AGCAGAGAAACGCGCCATCTGCGAGAGCTGTGGTGTGGAGAGCAGTCGCGACATCGACACGCATGCGATCATCGACATCTGCGCTCGCCTTTCCTCCCAGCTCGAACCTCAGCTTACTGCCTTGCGTCGCCGCGCGATGGCTGCTATCGGAGCTTATCTGCGCTCCGAAGGTAAAGGCGAAAGTGCATCTCTCATCAAGGGGATCGCCTGCCGAGCCACCGGGTATTCTGCTTTTCACAAGATCCCCAAAGAGCGTCTGCGCAACTTGGTCTATCTCTTCAACAAGCGCGTGGCTGATGCGCAGAGCGTGCGCAACATCACGCAGCCGGAGAACGAGTGTACAAACCCTCTGCAAGGCTTCCCGATGCTGATGGGTAGTGCTTAAACACCCAACCAACTCTGTTCAATCACTCGTTAAACACTATTTTTATGACTGACTCCGATAAACTCCTCGACCGCTTTCACATATATGGCTCGAAGTTATAGAACTTCCAAAGCCTAAGAAAAACGGTTTTTTCGCGCACTCGCATCTTGGGCGCAAACAAAACCGAACTATTAGAATTTAATGAAGCCCCATTTTCA